AATCGAGTCGTAATTCACTTTCGTTCACCTTTATGTTGGGTATGGGTTTTGTAAACGTCTTACAGTAATCCCAGATAACTTGTTTTGCCTGTGAGTAGTATGGGCAGATGTAGGCATACCTACCATCTCCGCTAGAATCCATACACGCACACTTTATCAATTCATTAATACACGCTACCGACTTCCCCGCCCTTCTGTGAGCAACCACAACTGCCCATCTTTCTTTTCTTGCGTGTAGCGGTCGAAATACATCTCTTGGTTTATAGGGTATGACAACCTTCATGACTCCCACCCGATAACAAGGCTTGCCGCTGTGCCGTCCGCATTAGTGATACCAAACGCCACTTTGTTTTGCTCTTTAGCGCTTGCCCACCCGTGTACGTTCTGAAGGATAGCTAACGCCGCCTTTGTGTCACCCCCTAGCGCCGCGTCTTTTAACACCTGCGCCATTTGCGCCTCTGCGTCGGCAGCGCCCTTCATCGTCATCAACTCAACGTTTGGGTCTAGCTGACACAGCTGCCGATATTCGCTCGGAAGTAGCCCCGCAGCGAGGGCGAGCTTGTCACCCTTTAGCCCAAGCGCTGACGCATCGTAAATGGCGTTTAGACGCGCCTCTGTGACTTTTAACTCTCTTGGTGAGTATGGAAATGATTGCATGGTCGCATGAATCCTTAGCTTGTTAAAAAATATTTATAATATATATGGAAATGACTTTTTTGTCTGTGAATGTTTTGCATCGCCTTCGGAATTGAACGCCCCCCCCTATGCGTCAATATTTTGACGGTATATATGGAAAATGCTTCTACTAGACATGGTAGGCCTGCCAGTCGTCTTGTCAAGTCCTCCCCGCCTGCGCTTTTTTATTTTATTTTAACCCCCCCCCCTATCGCTGCAAGCCACGAATTACGCGGGGTGCAGGGGTACAAGGTTAAGCGTCAATTATTTGACGTTAACGTATGTCATTGATTTATATGGCTTGCAAGGCGCTGCCCTGCTGTCTGCCCTGCTGTCTGCCCTGCTGTCTGCCCTGCTGTCTGCCCTGCTGTCTGCCCTGCTGTCTGCCCTGCTGTCTGCCCTGCTGTCTGCCCTGCTGTCTGCCCTGCTGTCTGCCCTGATAGTGTAGGCAGTCATTTAGGCATATGTAGGCAGTTAAAATCAGTGTGACTGCCTACGCCTCCGCCCAACGTTGGCGTGGCTTAGCGCGATTGTAGGCAGTGTAGGCAGTCATTTTACCGCCGCTCTTTTATATATATTATTATATACCTTATTATTATTATGGTATATATTATAACTTTTTCTGTATAATAAATAGACTACCTACACTACCTACACCCTTTGCCAAACCAATAGCGGCGCTGTCTCGCGCGTGGGCAGTCTAAGTGTCATTTAACTGCCTACACACCACCTACACACCACCTACAAAACACCTTTTGTAACAAAAAGTATTGCATTTAAATTTTATTGCTTTATAATGTTTTGCAAGTCGTCAAGTTTGGCGACTGCCTACACTGACCACACTATAGAGAGACTGCCTACATGAACACATTAGCTATATACACCGCTTTACTCGCGCAAGGTTTAAATGTTACCGCGTTTGATAGCGATAAAAATACAATTACTTTTGACCGCGTAACAACAAGTGAAATCCTGGCAATTAGCAGCACGTTAAATGCAATGCTGCACGCTAATGAAGTATTAGTAATCGACAACTTAAAATTTAAAATCAGATTTATCTAACATTAACGCGCCGGTTAACGCCGGCGCTATCAACTAACAATAGAGAGAGAATAACAATGATAGCTATACACACTAAATATTTAAGCGCGTCAAATTCACGCGGCAGCAGAATAAAAGCCTATACCGCAGCTCATGGTAGCTTCAAAGGCTTTCAAGCGACTATTTCATATCCAAGCGAGTTAAGTGGCGTTGACTGTCATTTTGAAGCTGTAAAAGCGCTTGTCATTAAAAACAAACTAGAATGGGACCTTGAAAATATGCGATATGGTGACAGCGCAGACGGCCGCGGGTATTCATTTTGTTTTGACGCGTCGAAAGTGGCGTAAAAGATTTCAGCGTGTAGCGCGTTAATTAGCATTAGCGCGTTATGCGGTGTAATTTTGCACCCAATAAAAATAAAGGCTTAACAATGAAAACATATAGAGTTTTATCGATTGACGCCTGGCGTGAGTGTGACGGTTACACCTGGAACGCGTGGTATGACGTGGGCGATATCGACGCCGACGCAATTCATTGGGGTGTGCGAAGACTACTGAAATATTTTCGCGATAACGGTTTTTTATCTGAAAAAAGCGCGGGAAAATGTGCCATTGATGATGACCAATACAATATTGTTATCGTCGAACGCTCGACGCGTCGCCCGCTATTTGCTATTGAGTACGGGGTAGACAACTAATGCGAACTATTAATTTAGAATTTATCGACGCCCCTATGTGGTACCACACGCGCGGACTAATGCAAACTGCGACCGGTTACGGTCGTAGACTAAACACTGGTAAAAAAGCATTAGTTGGAAATAGAGAATATCGCGTGTATGCAACTTGTAGTTCTAACGTAGCGTCGTGCTATATCATTATTAAAGGCGTAAAAATTTACGTTGATAGCTGGAACTAATATTATGAAAACATATTTAATAAATGACGACGAATTATTCAATTATAGGGTTGAAGCTACCAGTTACCACCAAGCCATTGCACTATTTAAAGACTTATATCGCGTTCAGGGGCGGTTACGTTTGACGGCGCGTTATGCAAACGTTAAAGAATACAAACTAGACAAGTCTAGCTATAAATTTTCAATTCGTGAGATGCAATAATGAAAAAATTTAACTTAAAAAACGGCGGCGGTTGTACTGTTTACGCTTTTTTGTGTGGGTATGGTGATGTTATTACTAATGATAATTTTGAATTATCTTTATTTCATAACGGCGGCGTAGGGTACGACGTAAGGTTACGCGATGACGCGCGTGGCGTTAACGCTTGCTGGATAACGTTTGAAAGTATAGCCGACGCGCGGGCAATGTTTAGAACGTTAAAAACTTTGATTCAATAGGCGCAACAATGAATACAATTGATAACATTAAAAACTCTATTAATAAAATAGAAAACATTGACGTCGCATTAAAATTGCGTTTACAGTTAGAAAATTGTTTAACTTGCGAGTGGTATTATGACGATTTAAACGAAACGCTGTTTTGTGAAGATTTTGGTTTAGCCAGCGACGAGTTAAACGATATTAGAGAAGTGCAGTATTTAATACTTCAATTTTTTGGGGTTGAAAGATGATAATAATATTCCTAATTCTAGTTAAATTCGCTGTCCTGGCGATATTATTAGAAAACTAAACAAGAGAGCGGCCAAAAGGCCGCTTTTTTTATTGCATCAAACAATATCAAGGCCTTAACGGGCCTTTTTTATTGCCTATCATTTAACGCGCGTTAATAGCCTATAGACTGCAATAAATAGTTTAGCAGTACCCTACTATTGCATATCATTCAATCAGCTTGCAGCAAGCCAATAAAGGCTATTCTATAGCCCTATTCAATAGCAGGCGCGGGCGTAAAATCACGCTCAAACGACCGCGCAAAATCTTATTTGATGGTTATTTGATAAGGTCGGATTTTCGAATTTGGGAATGCGTAGGATTTCAAATCTAATGAACGCTCAATTTTTGCCACGAAACGATTTGCAAATTTTTGCCACGAAACCAAATGGCAAAAAAATTCCCCAATTATCCGAGCCGATAATTGAGGAAAATCATGAACTAACAATTAGAGAGAATTGTTGCAACTAGTCTACTTAATCGCTACAACTTTTGCAACAGGTTTCTGCTCTGCCATATCACGCAGCGCAGACTTGCTCATGTACGCAAACTCAGACGCGCAGAAAACGTGTTTCTTAGTCTTAGACGAGCGCGAATTGCACATTCCCATATCAACCCAACCTGCTTCTTCGAGTGCATGAAACAAAGCAGCAGGAGGGAATTGTTTACAGCCAAACGACATCGCCGCCCGCTCACAGATGGCTTGAAAAGGAGAGGCAATCACACCGGATGCAAACTCACCCATGCGATGCGTAATCATATCGAGAAGCGATGACTCAACAGCCGACATACCATTCTGCACAAGTGACATCTTAAAGTCTGTCATCGGCGCAGGCGCAGCAGGGTTGAACGCAGACACATCACGCAAGAACAACCAGTTGGCAATAAGGTCATACCCGCTGTCGCCAAACCAGCTCCAAATATGTGAAGCGGCGGCAGGAGAGATACGCGACGCGCTACTCCAAGTAGCAAACCACCGACGGTCTCCGCTTTCCAGTGACAACGGTACACGGTCATTAGAGAACGCAAGCACGGCAAGACGGTTTACAAGATTGTATGGTGCAAGGCCTTTGCGGTTAACGGATAGCATCTCAGGTGGCGCGGCGATGACAGGCTTAAGTTTGTTGGCTAGCATCCGACGCGTTGCACCATCAGCTTCTTTAAGCTCATTAATGACAATAACCTCTGCTTCTAAATGATAGCCCCACGCGGACTGAATGGTATCAGTAGACATAAGCGAATAATTGCGCAAGTGAGGGCCGCACACGGCGTAAATGAACGGCGCATACATCGTATCTTTACCGATACCTTGACCGCCGGCGTGAAGAATAGCGTGGTTAATCTTAACGCGCGGATTCTGCACCTTGAACGCCATGTAATCCCAAATGTGTTCCAGCTCACGCTCGTCAGGAACAAGCGATTTACAGTGGTCAAGCCACAAGGATATATCGCCACCCAAATTTCCGCCACGAGATGAATCTGGACGAGCGTCACGCCATCGGTTGCCATACAACTCACCGTCACGATGCGCAATCACCGAGTCACCAGCGGCAAAGGTGATACCTGCCAGCACTCTAGCGCCCATCACCTGACGATTTTCATCAAAGCTCATGGCGGCTTCTATCTTACGGTCAGAGTGAATACTCTTGCACGACACATGACGAAACACGGCGTT